CGCTTTAATAAGACGATTCACACACGGTCAAATCGCACAAGCTGATCTTGAAAAAGAAACGGAGTACCCGTGGATGCACGTTACACCAACTGGGGTTAGTTTCGATAAAGGACAACTTTCATACACATTCGATGTATTCTTTGCTGACTTGCCACGTGATAAAGACGAAAAGACGGAGTATCAAAAACAAGCAATTAGTGATTGTATCTTGTTAGCTTCTGACTTTGTGAATATGTTGGAGTTAGGTCATATCTTTGATGAATCAGTAGTTCTTACAACACCTATAAACGGCAACCCATTTGTAGAAGAATTTAGCCACGTTCTTACGGGCGTTCAATTATCTATTGAGTTAGCGGTTGACTACACTTGGAACGCTTGCGAAATACCATATATTGGCGACTAATGGATAAGAAAATACAATTTACAACTAATGATCCAAGCGCATCTACTGACTATTTAGCAGCAGATAACACTTGGAAGCCGATGACGGGCGGTGGTGGTGGAGTTCCCACAACGCGAACTATTACCATCAATGGAACAACGCAAGACCTTTCTGCGGATAGAACGTGGAATGTTGGGGATATGTTACAATCGGTTTATGATACTGATGTTGATGGTGTTGTAGATAGTGCAGAAAGAATACAAATTGTTGTTCGTAATTCCACAGGATCAACACTTACAAAAGGTCAAATCGTTTATTTAAGCGGTGCGACAGGCAATAGACCAAACGCGGTTTTAGCCCAAGCAAATAGCGAAGCGACATCATCAAAAACCATTGGAATAGTTATGGCAAATATTGCTAATAACTCTGATGGACAAATAGCGGTTAATGGTACACTTCACGACCTTGATACATCTTCATTTTCTGCAGGTGATTCGTTGTGGTTAAGCGCAACAACTGCGGGGGGATATGTAGCAAATACACCACCTGCTGAACCTAACCATTCAGTATTCATTGGTTATGTGGCGAGAGCGCATCCAACACAAGGGAGAATCGTTTTGGCTATCCAAAATGGTTATGAGTTGGGAGAGTTACACGGAGTTGAAATAACATCGGTTGCTAATAACGATGTATTAAAGTACAACTCATCTACTTCGCTTTGGGAAAATAGCAATGCGCTATCCACTAAACAAGATACTATAACAGGCGCGGCTACAACTATTACAAGTTCAAACCTTACGACATATCGCGCTCTTGTAAGTGATGGAGGGGGAAAGGTAGCAGTTAGCGGTATAACTTCAACGGAGTTAGGCTATTTAAGTGGGGTAACTTCTAACATTCAAACGCAGTTAAATAGTAAATCTTCAGTATCTAAATCTTTTTTAGTTGGTAACTTTGGATCTAGTTCAGTTACTGGTGGTGGCACATCATACGGAGGATTTGTAAGGTTGGCTTTACAAAATGCAGGTAATGAGTTTCAGATGAGAACTATAATGCCATCAGCTTGTACATTTAGAAATTTTACGGCTAACGTAGGAGCGCAGCCCGCTACTGGTATTTTAGTTTTTACTATGCGTATAGATGGCGTAGATACGGCATATACTTTAACAATAGCCGCAGGAAGTAGCAGTTTTTTTTATCAAAATACATCAACATCTTTGAGCGTTCCCAATATGTCAACAATTACTTTTAAAATAGTTAATAATGCTTCAAGTCCATCAGGCGCGGTAGTAGCAGTTTCAGTAATGGTAGAAATATGATATACGAACTAATAGAAAATAATGGAATCCCTTGTATTGTAGTCAATGGAAATATATTTTTCGCTTGGGATCCAAACGACATAGATAACTACGGAGTGTTTATGCAAAAGTTAGAGGAAAAAGGAATAGAAGCCTTTGCTCAATTATTAGCTGACGATCCAAATACTGCATTCTTAACTTTCATCAATGGCTAATAGTCCACTAAACGATTTAATAAATCAGTTCGGTGCTGATGTTGTCGATAAGGCAATGCAGAATCTTGGCATTTATAGAACGGTCAAAGGAAAGAAAAGAAGGGCGGTAGCAACGGATAACCTACGCAAGTCACTTGCATTTTATTACAACGCAAAGAAAGGTAGGTTGGAGTTCTTCGCCAAAGGTGAATCTGCCAAATATGCTGACTTTGTAGAACGTGGGGTTAATGGTACACGAAGTAGTGTAGGTTCGCCTTATTCGTTCCGCAGTGGTGGCGGTGGTGGTCAAAAGGTAGACGGAATGGGTGTAATGCAAAAAGCCATCTATGACTGGATGTCCATAAAAGGAATTAAGCCACGTAATAAGAACGGATTATTTGCATCGTTCAAAACCGTTGAAGCAAAGGAGAACGCCAAAAAAGGAATGGCATTTAATATTATGCGTTCAATTCGTAGGCGAGGAATACAACCTCTTTTCTATTGGCGCGATGCCGTTAATGAGATAGTGGATGAATACGAGCCAAAGTTTGCAGAGGCTTTAGGTAGAGAAATAAAAATTGTAATTGAAGATAACTTACAAAAAAAGATTAAGGTATGATAACGACAAAGATAACAGGACTTTCGGCGCAAGGTAATACCGAGCTAACAGGTCTTGCGTTTAGCAATAATGATGTAGCGGTTACGATGGTTTCAGACAATGTGACAGAGCCTGGGTTTAAATATGTGTTTGTAATTGGAGATCAGTTGACATCGACTGACTACAAATTTTACATTGCGCCAAATGCGCAACTCAATGGAGTGTTTAATGCTAAAACGTTATTCAATCAATTAGTTCCTATACCAATGGTTTATAATACTACGGATGTATTGATGCACATTAGCGAACCATTAGTATCGGAACTTTTGAACGTTAATACCTTTAGGGTTCGTTGTTATGAAGGTTGGGAAGTTGGCGGTGTGTTTACCGAATATACTGCAGACCTTGTGGACTATACTATAATGGTTGTTTACGGAAGCGGTAAGCAGAACTTTATAGTGATGGGTACAAATGACACGAAGCCTTTGGCATTGTCGCAGATGTATGATAACACTTTAGGCTTTAACGCTGAAACGGTAGCCACTGAATTAAACTTACCATTGACACTTCAAAATGAGGTAATAAATTGGCGCAAGATTTCACGTTCAAATGTGACGGGCGAAGAGGATAGCGCTTATTCTATTTTGTCTTTTATTGCAGATGACGGAACTTATATAAATACTAATTATCCTTATTTTAATATTGATAATTTTCTTTTTGAGTTGTACGATGAAACAAGTACAATAATAGAAACATTTAGTATTCCATTTGCTTTGTCGGGTGGTGGCTTGTATCATTTACCAACTGGTTTAAAGAACCTTGTTAATGGTGGTTATGTGGATCAACTAACTGCGGATAGTACAAAGTTTTATACCGTTGTGGGTGTTGACGTAGATGACAATGAAATAACCGCGAAATATGGATATTGGGTAGACCAAGATTGCAAGTATAACCCAGTGCATTTGTATTGGCTTAATCAGTTGGGCGGTTGGGATAGTTTCAGTTTCATAAAGAAAAACGAAAGGAGTATTGATGTAGAGCGTAAGCGTTACAAGACGTATTCAGGTGACTACAATAATGCGACAACTGAAACCCCATTTAGCACCGAGATATTTTCACGCGCTCTAAATGAACGTGAACCGATTGTAAAAACATATTTGAACCTTACAAGTGATTGGCTTACTGAAAGTGAGTTTAAATATTTAAAGGACTTGTTTAGGTCTAAATCGGTTTGGATGGTAGATGATAATACTGATGGATATTCAGTTATTCCTGTTGTAGTTGAGGACAATAACTATTTAATGCGTAGAGAACGTAACTCGCACAAGTATAACCAAAACTTACGCCTTCAAATAGCTAACGACTTTGAAACGGCAAATATTATCAATACCCCATTCCCTATTCCCGGACCTGCACCTTGTACTTACTTTAATATCTTTGGAAGGCAAACGGGATCAACCGAAATGACATTAGGGGCAAATGAGGGTAACGCATGTAATATTGTCGTAACTGCTGCAACGCGCACACGTTATATTTATATAAATGTATATGATTCAGAAAGTGTAGAAATACCACAGGGCGAAAGCTATTATGTTCGATTAGATTATAACTTTTCTCCCCCACCATTTATTTATGAAGGTGGTATATATTTAGGCAATGTAACTACGGGTGGCGGAACTTATACAGGTCTTGGCGGTTTGCAAACTCCAGGCACTCCTATAATTGCTTCGGGTGTATGGGGAGTAGGTACACCGTATATAAGAATAACTCTACCATCTTGGGCAGGTTCGTCTACAGTAACGGGTAATATTTATATGACTATTGGTACAAATACTTGTCCTTAATAACAAAGAATGGAAACTGCTTTAATAATATACAATCAAGGCGATAACGTACCTACGTTGGTCGACCTTTACGAGAATGAAAGTATCTCGCTTCAATACAACTTTACCGACATAAAGGACTTGAAGCCTCGCGGTAGTTATTCGCGTACATTCCGAATCCCTGCAACTCCTACAAATTCAAAGATATTTGGATTCATTCAAGAGAATACGTATCAGTTTGCCAACTTCAATCCAAAGAGAAAACTAAATGCGATTATCACCGTTGACACCATACCAACTTTAGAAGGTAGCGTTCAATTCAAAGCGGTGTACACGCAAGACGGACAAGTTCACGAATATGAGATTGTATTCTTTGGCAACGTCATCGACTTCTTTAAAAACATTGGGGATGCTGATTTTAAGAACTTCATAGGCGCACAACTTCAAACCGATTATCCATATGTTATCGAATATGACAATATAGCGACTATCAATGCTGAAACGGATATTTATCTAGGGTTAACTGATAAAGGTCAAAATTGGGTAGGTAATATAAACGAGGATAATGCAAGGTCTATAAATTCAACAAATCCAAACGAAGCGGCAAAGGCAGGGGAACTTACACCATTTGTATCAGCTCGTTATATCTTCAATAAGATAATGAATTTAAGTGGCTTCACTTTGGGTACTGATTCGGGTACACTTACAAGTGAGTTGGACTTTATGTATATTCCTTGGGTTAGTGAATCGGCACAAATACAACTTACTGGAGGGAATCCTGATACGGCTAAATTCTTATTAGATGGATATGGTACGACTACAACTGTGGACAATGGCGACTTTACAACAGAAACCGTAAACGGATCAAGTTATTTAGTATTACATTTTCCTGCGTTAACGGAAGTGCAAGACCCAGGAGGTAATGTAAGCGGAAACGTTTATACAGTACCTTTCAATGGTAACTTCAATTTTAATTGTTTTGTAAATCTTGAAGTACAACCTTCATTTCTTGGTGATGGGTTTTTAGGACAACTTTCTTTAGGATTTATCCGTACAAATTCACTCGGAGAAAAAACATTTTTAACGAATCAAGGGCAGCTAATTTGTTTTAATTACGATACTGACGGTTATCAAGACGCTATCGTTAACTCATCCATACAATCGGGAACGGGTAGCCAAAACCAATTTTTAAACACGGGTGATACAATAGAACCCGTTTTATTTATGCCGTCTAATGGTATTTATGCCAACGCTTTAAATACTTTTCAAGGTGACTTCTTATTAGATTCAGTTGTAGTAAATACCACTGAAATAAGTAAGGCTCTTTATGGAAACGTGATTGATTGGGTAGCTAACGCGCCTGTAATGAAGTGTAGCGAGTTTATAGATTCGCTTTTCAAGATGTATAACTTGGTGGTAGTTCCTAATAAGTTAAATCAAAAGTTAATTGACTTTATACCATTTCAAGAATACATTTCGCAAGGGGTTAATAAAGATTGGACACCATTACTTGATATTAGCAAAGACATAACTCTAATGTCTACTAATGATTACCAAGCTAGGAAAAACACGTGGACATATAAGGCAAGTAGCGACCTATTCAATAACATTTACAACACGCAAGGAAACCGTGTTTATGGAAGGCTTGAATTGATTGATGCAGAGAATGATTTTGCAACGGATGAAAATAAAGTAGAGTTGTATTTTGGTTCAACTCCTATCGTACAAATAAAGGGTACGTCTTACGCTATCCCAAAATTCGTAAATGATAATTATTCGTTCTCAGCACCGAACCCGAGAATACTTTACAAGGTTGGTGATACTATTAAATTCAATGTTTACAATGACACTACAACGGGAGTAAACCAAGTAGAGGCGTATCAATTTAGCCATTATTCGGACTTTGTACCCGATATTCAAAGTAGGGATTTAAATTTTGGACAAGAAACGCCATTATGTGAGGTAGAATCTATACCATATAAAACGCTATACGCAAGATATTGGAACATACAAAATAGTTACGCGCCGGATGCTCGTATAATGGAAGCGTTTTTCGCACTTGACTTTGCGGACATTTACAACTTCAATTTCAATGATAAAATATTTATCAAAGATTCTTACTGGCGAATCTTGTCAATTAGTGACTACGTTGTAGGTACACAAGACACAGTTAAAGTTACTTTGATAAAAGAAACAACTACAGAAGTTCCTTGTAAGTTAACACCCGATTCTATAACTGCTTTAGGTGCGGTTGCTTTCGTGGATGCAAATGGTGATCCTGCGGATGCTACCGAGATTTGTTGTAATATATACAACTATAATTGGATAGACGGCGGTTGTTATGCGTTTAGTCGCGATTCAAACGGAAACGGGGGTAAGCCTGATCCTACTACTTCATCAAATGAAGTAAGTAGTAAGCCAAGACCTGTTAAGCAGGATTTAAATGTAATACAGAACAACTTTTTAGGCACGGGTAATACGGGCTCTATTGTATTAGGTGATGGTAATAGATTAGATAACGGATTGGGAAGCGTTTTAGTTGTAGGCAATAATTCAAGCGTCAATAATTCAGGAATAACAATAGGTTCTAACGGCGTTTATCAAGGTCAATATCAAAGCGGACTATTATCTTTATGGGCTAATGGTTTTTACAACAACGGATTAAACACTATTCGCTTGTTAGTTAACGGCGTTGACTTTATCAATATCCCTGATGATACCGTATGGAATGCTAAACTACGTTTGGTTTTAGTAGAACATACTAGCGGTATTCAATCCTCTATAATGGGTGAGTATAATTTATTGATTATGAGAATAAGCGGTTTTGTTGTTTTAAAAAGCATCACGTTAGTAGATGAAACAGCAGCTTATATGGATGGAAATTTATATATATGGTTAGAAGATTCAAGCGGTGGTGAATTTTCTTTAATTACACAACTTGAAAACGCTACTGCATACCCTTATA